ATCGGTGCTCATGCTGAACCTGCTTCGTGATGATCTTGGCTTTCACATGACGTTCATTAATGATGGCGATGATTGTGTGTGTTTCTTCAACAAGGTACACCTCGCCAAATTCATGAGCAGAGTGAAAGATTTCTACCTTCAGTTTGGTTTTACCATGAAGGTTGAAAAACCAGTGTACATCATCGAGCAGGTTGAGTTTTGCCAAAGCAAGCCGGTGTTATTCCCAGATGGCTACCGCATGATACGGGATCCTTGGAAGGTGATTCGCCAGGACGGCTTCTATGTCGGTAATGTGAAAGGCCATGATGTTGGGAAGTGGAGTTACGGTGTCGGACACTGTGGGCTCATGGCGACTTCGGGATGCCCAATTTTGCAGGACTACTACATTGCTTTAATGCGTGCGGGAACCAGGCATAAGGTCAACATCCAGAATGTTGCAAGAGGTAGTGGGCACACAAGGCGTGCACTACAGGAGAACAGAGCCGCAGCTGCCGCACCTATAACGGACGAAACTCGCGCATCATTTTGGCTAGCCTACGGTATCGACGCCACACAGCAGCGTGGTGCTGAGGTGGAGATGAGGGGTCTAGTCCTGGCGGAGGTATCCGCGCCAACGGAAACCGTGTTTTGACCAATGGTTAAGGCCAAGAATGCCAGTAAGCAGCCAGTGCGAGCGAAGCGTCTCAGGAAAAGAGCTGGACGAGGCGGTCAGCCAGGGTTGGTTGATAGGGCATTTGCCTCCAACTACATGCGTCTGCTTGCAGACCCCTGTGGAGCGCCATTCGCCCACCCACCCTACGGTTCAGTTGACTCTGGTTACTTGGTTAGGACGGTTGAAAACATTCCTATTCAGGCGGGTGGGTACACGGGATTAACAGCCGGGTCAGTTGTCGCGGCTGATTTTGCCATACAGGTCACACCGTGTGGATTTTCATCGCAGTCTGGCGTTCTCGGCGGTAACTTGCCCGGGCTTTCGTATGCCGCTATTAAATCTGGTTCTACTTTAACACTCGCTGCTCAAGCTTCGACTTGTTATATAGCCACCCAGACAGCGGTCCGTAAGTTCAGGCCAGTAGCTTGCTGTTTGAAGTTTCTTCCGTATGGACCGTACAACTCCCGCCAAGGTTTGATAGGCATGGGATACAACGGCGGTCAATTTCAAGTACCGAATGTTGGAACTTATGGGGTGGGAGCTCTGCTTACCCAATGCATGGTGACCATGCCTTTGGGTGCCGAGAAGCACGAGGTCAAGTGGCTACCAACTGCTATTGACCAGGAGTGGCAGGATCCGCTTGTAACTGATACCTCCCAGGCGGCTGGGGGGTCTGTGTTGTTGGTTGGGGCGGGTGTTGATGCCACAGCGTTGACCACCACTGTTGCTCAGATTAATGGGTACATGGAGGTGACCACCGTGTGGGAGTGGACCCCAGCTACAAGTTCTGGATTGTCAGTCATGGCTGCTGCGCCTAGCCCTGTTACAATCCAGAACGTTTTGTCCACTATTGGCAACATTGCGGACTTTGTGTTGGGCGTTGCTTCCACGCCAACAGCCCAGAGGCTCGTCACGTTCGGAGCCAATTATGTTAATAGGCGTGCCATGACTCCCCGCATTGAGCTGTAGGCAGGGTCAGGTCTGGGGTTCGCCCCGCGCATCCTCTTTGCGCGACGTTACCAGCCATGGTCATGCGTTGTTACCAAGGCTGTCGCCGGCACGGGTAGCAATGCTATGATGGGACTGTGTCGCTTGCTTGGCGGCTTGTTTATTCGAACAGGTTTGACAACTGCGCATGTCCACGGTTGTGAGCGTTAATAACCAACAACAAACCAGTTGACCACTGGATTGCCCCGTTGTTGGGAGGGAAAC